TACTTTTATTTGGGTTTTTTTCATATAACATACCCACATATCGCTTCTTAGATAGTAACAAGAATGGCATAAATGTTTTTTCATATTCCAAGTCATGAGGTTCTTTTAAGAATTTACTTGCCAATTTACCCGCCTCTATAGCTAAATCTATTGTAATTTCTAATGCCTTTTTACCAATTATTTTTTCACCTGATAAATCCTCTAGGTTGAAGGTAACAAAGGCGCTGTCTGTATTTTTTACAATAAGAGCATAACCGGTGTTAAAATTTCCTGTTTCAGTTTCAATATCATATACAAAATCATTAATATTTTCGCCTATTAAATCAATCTTTTTTATAACATTTGGTGATTTACGTTGTTTTCCAGTCGTGCATGTTAATCTTGTTATATTTAATTTATCTTTTCTCGTATTTACCGATACGTTAAATCCTATTGAATTTGCTAAATAATATAACATTGCCGAACCTATTTTTCCTTTATTAGACATTCTAATCGTTTTTGCTTTTTCACCAGGACATTTACTTCCATCCGCAGCATAATATCCAGCAAAATAAGCATAACGAATGTCATATTCACCATTTAATATATCTACAGGTATTATTTTATATTTATCTTTATTATAACAGATTGGTCTGTACATTTCAACATACTTTTTTATATTCCCACAATTGGGTACTATTTTATATACTCCTGAACTTTTTAGTGTGTCGTTTATTTTAAACGACTCATTATATATTTCTATTAATAAACTTTGTAATATAACACACATTTCTATATTTTGTTGATTTAATGCCCAAGAATATTTTACACCCGTCGGGCAATTATATTTTCCACAACTTCCATCTCCGTAAAAGAATCCTAATATGAATGCTTTTTTTTCAGATAATGACTTACTTCCTATATTTTTTATATAATCCAATACATCTTTTAATTTAATATCTTTTTTATCAAATTGAGGATAATTATGTAATAATTTCATTCCTACCTTTATTTCTGAAGGTTTTACTATTTTACTATTTTCATCTAATAAACTATGGTCTTCCGTTACATCTACCATACCTGTATGAGTTGTTACTCTATAAATATTCTTTACTGTCTTATGTCGTATTACACGCGTTATATTAGACCAACCCGTAGATGTGTATATTTGATAATCCTCTACTATATTTTGTTGCTTTTCTTTTCTATTTGAGTCCATTACTTTAAAACCTTCATACGAATTCCACTTGTCATTAGATAAATCATCTATCTGTTTAAATTCTATTAATCCTGTCTTTTTGTTTTTTAATAATAAAGGTGTGTCTGGTGTTACACTATCCCCATATACAATTTCTGCCTTTGATTTCACATCTCCAAATTTATTTGTTTTCACAATATTATCTCCATAACATTCTTCAATTACTCTTTTACCGTATAATAATAACTTTCTACCCATCGCCGTTGTAGAAGCAGCAATATCTTTATCATAAAATGAACTGGTTTTTGCTCCCGATTGACCATACAAAGAATTCGCTACAACCTTTTTACTGGCCTGTCTTTTATCGAAAACATTTTTCATAAAATCATTATATGTATCTTCCACATTTTCAACATCATCTTTATTTACTTTTATTTTATCTCCTTTATCTTGAATTATTGTATAAATTTCTTCTCCCTTATCCAATAATCCACTATAACTTTCTCCATTTTTCATAGTTACTGTTTTATATTTAATTAATTTTCTGGTTGCTTTTCTAGAAGCCAATAATTCTCTAAGAACGGTAGGCATAATACCCTTTTCATCACCTTCAAACTGAGTGTATCTACAAATTTTTTTACCGCAAATTACTTTTACTTCTGCAGATTTCTCAGTTTTTCTAACATATTTATAGGTATCGTATGTAATATTTACATATTTAAATCCTGGTAAATTATCATACTTAAATTTGTTTGTTCCACATGAAGTCCATGTCTTAATTAGTTTCCCTTCCAAATTATATTCCTTCGTCCATACTTTTGTATCGTGTGAAATATTATCACTGATCATACAACTTGGATATAGTGACGAATAATCTACAACAGCAACAGGATTATCTCTATATAATCCGGCCTTGGGTTTCAAACAAATAGCTCCTTCATATCCATCTTTACTCATCGTTTTTGACAAATCAGGCATTAATGTATTTTTATCAGAACACTCCTTAGCGATAAAACTAAGAAGCTTTATACCTTGACCTCTCATTGCTATAAATTCAATAGGTACAGAACAGATATTAGCCTGCTCTACCATCGCAGTATAGATATCATTTTTAATCATCAAATTATGAACTAAGTTACAATCCTGAAAACAATATTTTGCTACAATTGCCTTTGAACTCGGTCCTTCATTTGTTAACCTGAAAATATCTTGAGGCGTTACATCATCCTTAGCCAAACACCATCTAAATTTATGTTTTTTATCAATATCTATTTTAAAATTAACTTCGAATGATCCCTTTTGTAAATTACTAATCTTAAATTTTTTACCCTCTTTGTATTTATCAGATGAATGTCCTAAGATTTCAAATACAATAAAATGCCCGTTTTTCAATCCCATTAAATTTTTACTTGTTATCTTAGTTTTTTTGCTAATAATCTCATAGTCAGTTACCATATCCCCTATAAAATGCGACGCGACATAATCTAATTTATAAGATGGTAAATTCTCAGCTTTTCTAAAATATGAATATAAATCTATTTGGATTCTTCCGGGGATTTTTACATAAACCAATTCATAGGTACCACTCGCAACCTTTGTAGTAGTTTCTATAATTTCACACTTTTCATTTTTATTTCTATTCATTAGTTTTAAGAAGTCATCTTTACATCCTAATTCATCTGCTCTATCCAAAAGGAAATGCCAATCAAAACCAAAAGTATTATACCCAATAATAATATCAGGATCTTCATCATGTATTAATTGTGCCCAAGCCAATAAAACATTTTTTTCTTTCTTTTTCCAAACTACTTCACTATTAGGAACTTCTGGTGTTTTATCGCATTTATCCAATACAATCATATTATTATAATAAGGCTCCTGCTCCCCTAATTTTAAGAATGTGCTACCAATAAACGTACATTTATCTCCTTCTAGTTTTGGTAAATAACCTGGGATTTTCTTTTTATAATCAAATTGTAAGGCTTTATCCAATATATCTAATTTTTTACCAGCATCAAATTTTGTATTTAAACAATACAACATATTATGTTTCTTGAATTCAGCTGGAATATACATATCCCAATCTTTGTACTTTCTTTTCTCTTCATCATCTAAATTATCATATTTTCTCCATTCATAATATTGCTCCTCTTTTGTTGGTTCAGGTCTTTCTAATAAATCCGCCAAATTGTGCGTGATAATTTGATTCATTTTTTTTATTAATTTTTCTCTTGTTGGTCTGCCATATTTTGATTTTTTTAGATATACACGACTCATACCATCTATCTTTTCATATCTAAACGCAGCCAATACTAATTTTATAACCAGCGCTTTTTTTTCTTCTGGTGATTTTTTTGATATTATTTTTTTGTTTTTAGTCCAATATTGAATTATTTCTCCTATCATTTTCCTATATGATTTCCTGGGAACTGGAAAATCACCATGACTCGAAGATGCTTCAATATCCCAACTCATTACTTTCATAGGAGCACTACTTTCCTTCTCAGGTAATGGTTTGATATTATCCCAAGTTGTTTCGTATTCGTAATTACAAAATGTTTTTTTTTCTGTTAATTTCCTTTTTTTTATACCTTTTTCAAATGTCGCCCAACCAGATGGACTAATATTTTGTATGTGAAAATATCGCAATAACGGAGGTAGTGCAGATTCATATAACCTCAAACATACCTGTTTATATTCTAGGCCTTTTTTTTTTAAACGTCTTTTTTTGAAATTCTTAGCATTTGTATACCATAATTTTTTTACTTTATTGAATACAGTATGGTTTTTAAAACTGATTTTAACAAATTTGTAATCTTTAAAATTATCAAATCCATACAATCCCTTTTTCTTAACAACTTCACAATCCAATATTGAATTTTCATAATATTCTCCAACTTCTTCACATGTTTTTAACCATTCTTTAAACTCCATAACATCGCGTTTTTGCCAATTATCCGGAACTAATACATAAAAGAATGGTGTAAATCCTTTCACATAAATACAATATGTTTTTCCCTTTTCATTCATAGCAAACATTTTTACCAAGAATTTTTTATTATCTTCTTTGGGTTCATCATTCCATTCATCATAAGTAGTGTTATCTACTTGGAAATCAAATAACCTGAATTCTGGTTTCTTTTTTGTTGTCATTATTAATAATACAATTATAGATTTTTATGTTTATTTCAATTTTTGATCTTATAAGTTATTTTACACCTTTGAACATTAAAGCACCGACTTACATTTAATTTTAATAAAAATTGATTATAATTTAATTAAAATTTACATTTATAATTAAAATATCTATCATGGAACATACTACCGACCAAAAGAATTGGGAACCTATTGAAGGATTACCTAAGCAAAAACGACCTGGACCCGGAACGAAATTATCTAAAAAAAGAGCAAACCATAGAAACGCAATTCTTAAAGATTGGGGTGAAAGGCTTGAACCCCAAATAGAGCCAAAAGTTCCGATTGATTATACAAGCCCATTTGATACAGATAAATGTACTTATTGTTTATCGATGCGTATCGGGCCTTCTGGTGATGAATTTAGACCATCTAGTCAAAGAGGAAGAATGAATATAGTTAATTGTATACCTTGTTGTGGTGCTTGTAATTCATCTAAACAAGATAAATGTGGTTCGGTCTTAATAAAATGGATAAAACAAGAAAATCCTAAAAAGAGAACACAAATTAAGATTGAACATCAAGAAAAGATTATTAATTGGTACAAAGAAAATGAAAAGTATTTATTAATCCCACCCGATACATTTGATGATAAAAAAAATAAAACATACAGAGAGAGATTAATTGAATTAGATACAGACCTTAATAAAATGTATGAAATGTTTTCATAAGTCGGCGTTTTAAATGTTCAAAGGTGTAAAATAAATATACATAATAATTATTGGATTTTATATACGGTATCATAATAATTGTAATTCGTAGAACCAAATTAACTTTTGTTATGTAACAGAGTTTCTAATTCTTTAATACGAACTTCTTGATTTTTTAATATTTCCAAAATAACATCAAATCTTGGTTTGGTAGTCAAATTTGTTTGTTGTAGTTCAAATTTTCCTCTGTATTTTCCATCTTTACTTCTGTAATTTTTAATACTTTCACCTTGATTTTTATTTAATTGTTCAAGTCTTTCAAGAGTATAGCTTTCTTTTAATTTATTTTCTTGTTCGACTTTAATTTTCTCATCCAAAACAGCTTGTTGTTTTTTAAGTTCATCCATTTGTTCTGCAAGAGACATTATAATAATACATAGATTTTACGTTTATTTATTATTCAATTTTTGATCTTATAAGTTTTAAAAATTGAATAATAATAATATAAACCAAATATATTATTAATAGTATAATGACTGACAGAGGAATACCAACTGAACTCAAAACAGGATTCAATCTCCTTGAACCTGAAGACCCTATAGAAAATATC